ACCCCTTGGTAAGTACCTGTATTTGTTCGTTTTTTCGTTTTTTATCGATAATTTCACCGAATCTATGCACACCCCCGGCAGAACCGACCCATAATTATGCACAAGTAAGCATAGTTATGCGAGATGATGCCAGAGTTCGAACCGAAAGTACGGGGTCCCGTATTTTTCCCTACACGATTGAAACCGGTCTCCATGATCTCGATCGCTCCAAATTTATACTTTTTCATTCAGCGTTTCCTTTATCCCCAAATAATCGCAAATCACATCCCAGGCCTCGACCCATCCCCGGCAGACCTCAGCCCGATATCCAAGCTCCCGGTAATGCTCAAGCCAGACTTTCTGCTCTGGCCGGACCCGGCCCTTCTCGGTCTTGAGCTCGATCCGGAGACCGTGACAATCCTCATAGTGCCCATGGCTGGAACATACTCCCATCGGCACATCCAGGAAGATATCCGGCACCCCGGCCTTCTGGCCCATGGCCACCAGTTTTTTTCGCTTAGCCACGCCGCGCGGCCCCGAATAGCCGCCGTTATGCACATGGAATACCCAAGATAGGTCGGGATACCGGCCCTCATGCAGGGCAATCATTTCAAATAGAGCTATTTGGTGCTGATCTTCAATCATTTCCCCATCCTCTCCTTAAGCGCCTTACGCTGTGCAATCTCATCCTCAATCAAAACCTCTCGTCTACCACTCGCCACGGCCAGGGCCACGGTCTTTCTCCGCAGGCTTTTAACCGACTCCTCCAACCCCTCGATCCGCTTCTCTTTTTGCTGAATCCAACATTCCTTACATGTGAGCGGAATCGTCTTTTTGTATCTCTTCACATCGCATCGGCTTTCCGGGATCTCCCACCCGAGCAGGAGACAATGGACTTGCTTTTCAGCCATTTTAGTTAAATAAATCCCGTCATTCGCAAAGTATCACCGGCCGTCTCCGCCTCAAGGCCTGTTTTTCCAGAAACCAAACCAATTCATAATCAGGCAGTTGAATGGTTGACTGTACTACCTCACGCCGGCCGCACTCGGAACACCAGGTTATGAATTCTTCTGGGGTCCGCTTCCAGTTTAATTCCTGACCACAACAACAACGCGCCTCAAGCCTCATGTGCGACATCTGGCACTCCCACGGTTTGGGTTAGTGATTAAAACGGTACTTCGTCTTTCTTGGGCTCAAAGTTCTCACAGTCCCCACCACTTGAGGCCAACATTGTTCCCTGGTCGTTCCAGGCCCACCTACACGGCCCGAACGCTTGGCCCGCCACTCCTTTCCATTCGGCGCACAGATCGCAACGCTGAATTGTTTCTTGGGGCAAATTCTTACCCCTGGCCTCGACCTCCATGCCCTTCATGGTAATGCTCTCGCGCAACGCCTTAAACTTCCTCAAAAAATCCTGAACATCGATCGGCGGCCCTTCCAAAGAACGAACAGACGTCTCACTGTTACGTTTTAGAATAGAATACACGCCAAGTATAGCCTCGACCTTTGGAAACCAGTCTGGTGAGTCCGTGGCAGCCCCGTGAATGGCCTTTCGGATAAGATCATGGTCAAGATTATGAAAACTACTCCAATATGTCTGATCGGAGGGCATCGGTTTCACCCGGGGATAACGATTCAATAGCCAGGCCCAGGCCTTTTGAAACCATTCCGGAATATCGTATTCGTATTCGTAGAATTCTTTTTCAGTCGAATCCATGTTTCCTCTTGTATTTTTCACCCGGGGACAAACTCTGTTCTCGTACAGCCTGGATCTGATCGAATTTTCGTCTCAAACTTTCCGGAGACTGTACTACGAAAGAAAAATCATCGTTTTGCAGGTTGGGGCCGTAAAGCCAGGTTATCACCGATTCAATATCTTCCAAGGCCCGGCCGTCGATCCGGAGAAGATAATCCATGACTTTGGCCCATTTCTGAATATTGGGTTTTTTGAAGTTTGGCAGGTGTTCTAAAATTTTAGAAAGCAGTAGGTTTGACAGTCGGACTTCATCAGAAGTCTCGACATATAATTCTTTCTTCTTATCATTCTTATCATTCTTATCATTCTTAATCATTCTTGTCTGTGTTAGGTTGTTGTTAGGTTGTTGTGAGGTTGTTGTTAGGTTGTTGTGAGGTTGTTGTTTTAAAGATTGATATTCATCCCAGTTAATTATTGTAATTATTGAATATTTAGTATGGGAATTGATGTTAAGATTTTCCATGTTTTCTAATTTTTGCATCCAATTCCACAAAGTTGAGGGCGATTTGTTATTTTTTTTCTTTCTTGGGTAATAGCTTTCATGTAAAGCGAACCGTCCGGTTATGAATTGACCCGGCATCACCTTGACCGGTTCCGTTAAACCCTCCACGTTCGTCCAATTCTCGACGTGATTTGCTTTTATAAGGCATAAACTCCAAAGCTTAAAAAGGCCAGAATTAGCGAACACCTGAGAATCAATGACTTTGCGGTGAAGTTTGATCCAACCATCCACATTATAACCCTTTACTCAAATTTAGGCGCGCCATCCAAATATTCTCCAAGTTTTTGTTTTACGGCAATCAAGTTATTCTCCAGGCTGTTCATGGAACCCAAAAGCACCTTCACGTCCCGGTCGCCGGTCAACAATTCTTCGGCTGTACGCTTGAAGTCCCAGGAACGAGTACACAGCTGATCTTCGGTGAAGCCAAGCGCAAGGGCCAGCGTTCGCAATTCTTTGAGATTTTCAATCTCTTTTTCTAAAATATTTTGCTTTACCTCAACCTGGTATACTTGTTGTTCGAGTATTTGACGGATTTTCTTCGAGACGTTCCAGCCAAGCTCTTTTTTTTCATCCTTTAACCTCATCCAGACTCGCCACCGCTCGGTTTTGTCCCCTGATCCTGAATCAATATTTAATTCGCTGTCGACCCTAGACCTGGACATTAAAATATATCGGTAAAGGCTTTCAGGGAGCTCTATGTCTCGGTAAGGAGCCTTTTTTCGATTAAAAAGCCGCGCTCCGTTTTTCGAGCAAACGATAAGTCCGGCTTGCTCTGGAACCTCCTGTTTATCAATCACCCCAGGCGGACAGACGAACATAAGCTCGTTACAGAAAGGTAGATATGCCTGCCATTTCTGATCACCAAGAAAATCAGAGCGGGTTACCTTGATTTCATAGCAGATCGAAAGCGGGTTAGCCCAGCTTCGCTTCATTACCCAGAGGTCCATACGCCTATGCTGCTGGCGGACCGCCGTCCAGGTCGGTCCGTTCTTACATTCAGGGACCGCAACATCTGCGCTATGTCTGGCCAACAATAGCTCGAGTAAATTTTTGGCCGTAATTTTTGCCATCTAACCCTTCTTGTAGACCAGGCAACCTTTAGCCTTGGGTGCGCCATTCCCGGCTATGAATGGCCACATATTTGAGCACGCGCTGACCCTTGAAAATCAGACTATCCCGAAGCTCCAGCTTCCAATCCTTGAACGTGAATCCGATCTCCAGGCGCCAGCGTTCCAGGGCTTCCCGAACCAACCACAGCGCCCGGCCATCAGTCATTCCCACATCGAACTTGATTGTCTTGGTGTATTCTTTCATTATCTAAATTTTTCCCACCCCGGAAAATCATCAGTGCGGACTTCACTATCTGTCCAGATTATAATAGCCCGGATTAAAATTCGGCCAGGTTCAACCTTTTCGTTAATAATCGCATTAAGATAAGTCCTTGAAACTTTTAAGGCTTTTGCGGCTTCACCTTGACTGATTTCATAAATTTCTAAATATTTTTTTAATTTCATACTTTTATTATTCATAAAAAACAAGCCCCGTCAATTAAATTCGTAATTTATTTTATTCTCCATAAAGACTATTTTCTTATACGATTTTACTTGACATCCACATTACAGCGATTTATACTTGCACTTAAGGATGCTGAAAATGACAAACTCAAAACCTCAAACCAATAACGAAATTAAGGGATTAGCGTCTCGCGACCAACGGCATCACCGGGCAAGGATTTCAGCATTCTGCAGGATATCCCGCTCACCCGAAGGCCGCGAGGCGTTAAATTTAACCGAAAGGAGGAACTATGAAGCTTTATAAATTAACCGACGAAAAACACCAGACACACAACAAATGCCAGTGGGGTGAGAGTATTACGCATTCGGTGGATAAGGGTCTGCGAAATATCGAACTCTGTTCTTTTGGCGTAATCCATGCCTATAAAAATCAAAATCTTGCTCTCCTTTTAAACCCCATTCACGCCAATATTGATAATCCTGAATTATGGGAGGCAAGCGGGGAAGTTGAGGTTGAGGACTGGGGAAAGGTCGGATGTCACGAATTAACTACCATTGAGAAGCTGGATTTACCGAACTGGTACACGGATGAAGAAATCCGTAAAAAAATATTTATTCAATTTTCGATTTTATGCGCCGAAAGCGTACTGTCAATATTTGAAAATGAATTCCCGGACGATAAACGTCCCAGAGAAACAATTGAGGCGGCAAGAGAATACTTAAAAAATCCCGCCTGGTCCGTCGCCTGGTTCGCCGCCTGGTCCGCCGCCTGGTTCGCCGCCTGGTCCGCCGCCAGGTCCGCCGCCGAGTCCGCCACCAGGTCCGCCACCAGGTCCGCCGCCTGGTCCGCCGCCAAGTCCGCCGCCAGGTCCGCCACCAGGTCCGCCGCCAAGTCCGCCGCCTGGTCCGCCGCCGAGTCCGCCGCCGAGTCCGCCACCAGGTCCGCCGCCAAGTCCGCCGCCTGGTCCGCCGCCTGGTCCGCCACCAGGTCCGCCGCCTGGTCCGCCACCGAGTCCGCCGCCAGGTCCGCCGCCAGGTCCGCCGAGTCCGCCGCCTGGTCCGCCGCCGAGTCCGCCGAGTCCGCCGAAATAAATTTTTGTAAATTAGCAGATAAGGCAACCAAGGACATACCGAAATGAATTTGGCGAGTCAGGCTAAATTATGGAATTTAGGGATTGCGCAAACCTTCTTGTCGAGCAAACGCCCCAGGCCCACTTACAAATTTAAGGAGGATGGGAAAATGTTAGAAGTTAAATTAGAGGCAGACGATAATGGATATAGATCCGTTACAACAATGAGAATCTATCACAATGGAACACTTGTAATAAGCGAAAGTGATGGAGGGGAACCGGAAGATAATTCATTTGGGCGCGATTGGAATTGGGTTCCAGGGGCTATTCAGCAAGCCTACGATTTGGGCCTAAAGGACGGCCTAGAATCATAATTACTTTACCATGGACCAATCATGGGGATCGGGCCGGGGGCGGGAGACCTCGTCATGTCTAACCCCAGGCCGGTACGCCCGATAAAACGCGGCCAACCTAAAAGGAGATGAATCATGAGCGAGCCGAAACATACGCCGTTGCCATGGGAAATAGAAGAAAGCCAGCAGATAATAAATTTACACAAACACACACTATTTCAAATTACCAGTGCTTATGGGGCTGACAACGAATGGTCTGGGACTGGCGTAGCGGTTTGCATGTTGCCAGATGAAGATAAAACGCCAAAGAACATAGAAATGGTAAAAGCCAACGCCGAGTTCATCATTCGGGCCGCAAATAATCACCACGCGCTAGTGGAAGCGCTGGAATCTATCACGGAAGAATCCCGTGATTTACGGTGGAGCGAAAAAACCGAGGAAATGATTATGGCTATCGGAAACGCCACTGAAGTCCTCGCCCGCGCCAAGGAGGGATTATGACCGAACTCGAACCGCTCGAACCGGAAGTAATCGACTGGGCCGTCAAGCAGATCCTGACCATACTCGAAAAGGGAAAAATGAAGGTTGAACGCGAACAGATCGACCCTGAATTTGACGAGCGGTCCCTAATAATCAGACAAATGAAGCAAGCCCGAGAAAAAAGAAGGGGACAGGGGGTGTCATGAAACTAGCACAACTTTTACAGTGGGCCGAATTTCAACCCGAATTAAACAATCCCAAAAGAGACCGAATTGTAGGCGCGTTCGTCATCGCAACCTGCATCATTGGCCTGCTGCTGTTTATCGTTTGGCCGAGATAAGAGGACGATATCAAAACGGGATATGACAAGACGATAACCAGCCAAGAGGTCATCTGGCCCGAAGTGTTCAAGGCTGGATGTGAAGCAATAAGTGAAATGGAGAAAACATCATGTCCGACCTGACACCAGCGAAAGAATTTATCTGGAAATGGCGGAACCGTCAGTTGAGCGGGTTCGGGTTGGCCCTGCTCCACCTGATCCAGCAAGCCGACGTCCATAACCTGGAGCGGCTGAGACCGGCTTTCCCCGAGGAAGTGGAGGGATATATGTCTTATAAGCTGATTCCGGGCTGGTGGGACGATCTTGAGGCCAGGATGAGGAGGGTGACATGACCGACGACCATATGTGCTATGGCGGCCGCTGTCCGGAATGCGGTAATCTCTGTGCGGTCACCATTGACAATCCCGAACATAAAAAAGATGTGATCAAGGACGTTCAGGATTTCATGAAATCATGACTAATCATCGAGAGAATAACCAGCGACGAGGTTAGAAGTTCCTTAAAGGCTTGTAATTGTCATAAACAAAAACTGGACGAAAGGCAGGGTAATTTATTCAAGGAGGTCACGGCATGACCACCAATAATCGTTTTATCCGGGCCTTCACCGAGCCCGATTTTCCTACCGAGCCGGGCGAGAGTTTCGGCCGGGATGATGAAAAACGGGCCTTGCTCACCAGTGTTGTGCGGATAATCGACAGGTGCAGGGCTGGCGAAAACAAGAAGCCTGGCGAAGCCTGGATCGAGGATGAAATGTCAAGGATGCGGTCGTTTAGGTCTGACCCGCCGAAGGGCGGGGGAGGAGGGATGATGATATTATGAAGTCAGAAAAATCATGTCTGACGTGTAAATTCGGGAAGCCCGAGAAACAGCCGGAAGGGTATTGGTGTTTTGACCCTGAAGACGAAGAATTCGATGATGGGGAACCTTATTATCATAAGGGAAAGAATCCATGTTGGAATTACGAGCCCCGCCTCAACCAATGTGAGATAGACGGATGTGAATTTATGGATGCAGTTTGTCAGCGGGGCGATGCCATTGTGGGCTTGAACCCAATTCTTAGTGGTAAAAAGTGTGTATTCTTTGAAAAGGAGGAACCAGCGTCAGGCATAATCGAATTTCGGGACAAAAAGTATAAGTGGACGGGTAAGCGGTTAGATTTTAAACGTCTAAAAAAAGACGCTGATAGCGATCCCCACTCGACAACTATCATCGCAAGATTCGCTTCTGAGTTCGATCTAATCGAAGAGGCGATAACGTATACACAGACCAACATATCTGTTGATCCGGAGATGATTGAATTCGCCTTAGCGACCGTTGAAGTCATCCCCTGGCTGGTCGACAAGGGGTATCTGGTCGAGGTGGCGGAGGAAGTCAAGCAATTTCCGAATCAGTGGTATAAGGGAAACAGTACGGGAGCATTATATTACAGTGATATTAGGCTAAATCTTGTTAATATTTCCAACGGTTATCATCATCATTGGAGTGACAAAGTTCTGGTAATGACCCCCATCCCGCCCCCGATCATAACTGAGCAACCACAGGAGTAACACCCGGATAAATGTGTGCATCGTGAAGGCTTCGTATGTACTTCAGAGGAAGCCCATACAGAGCGGGTTGAGTTCGAGACGGTCGGGGGGGCCACGGCGGCCAAGAAGGAAACAGGGCGGTTGGCCAAGCTTGAGGCCAGAATCCAGGCCGAAACTGATCGGGTAGCCGAGGACCACAAACAACAAATGGAGGCCAGGAAACAAGCAGAACGCGAACGACTGCAAAGAGTTGCCGAAGCCGCCGAGTCTGCCCGGCAGGAAGCCCTCAAGCCGGACAAGGAGAAGCTGGTAGATTACATGGATCGCCTAGTTTCTACATGGGAGCCAGGATTAAAATCACCAGAGGCCATCGCGGCTATGGAAAATTTTCAACAATATTTTCATGGCGTATTAAATGAATTTAAATTCGACATCGAAAATTTATAGGAGGAATTCATGGCGGGAGTAAATAAGGTAATCATAATCGGTAATCTCGGTCGCGACCCAGAAATAAGATATACGCAGAACGGCAAGGCTGTCTGTAATTTTAGCGTGGCCGTCACCGAAAAACGCGGAGGAAACGAAAATACCGAGTGGTTTAATGTGGTCGCCTGGGAAAAGCTTGCCGAAATTTGCGGGGAATATCTCTCAAAAGGAAGGCAGGTTTATATCGAAGGCCGGCTGCAAACCCGCGAATGGGAGGACCGCGACGGCAACAAACGGCAGACTACCGAGATAGTAGCCCTTCAAATGCAGATGATTGGTGGCGGACCTGGCGGCGGACCAGACGACGGAAGCCGAGACGGAGACGATGGGCAGAATCGGCAATATAAAGAAAAAGTACCTTTTTAGCGGCAGGAAAGCGAGATAAAAAATGACTGACAACCTTATTCGTTGGGATGCCATGAAACGGCCCCCTCCCGAGGTCTTAAAGAAGATTGAGGGTGGGCGATTAAAAAACAAAACAGACATATCACCCCAATGGCGCTACCAGATTATGACCGAGCAGTACGGTCCCTGTGGTGTCGGTTGGAAATATGACATCGTAAGGCTTTGGACCGAGCCGGGCCCCAAAGATCAGATATTCGCTTTTGCCCAAGTGAATGTGTACGTTAAGGACGGCGAAACATGGAGTGATCCTATCCCCGGTATCGGCGGCTCAATGCTGGTCGAATTGGAGAAGGGCGGTCTTCATGCTAACGATGAAGGCTTTAAAATGGCTGTGACCGACGCTCTCGGTGTTGCCCTGAAAATGCTTGGCGTGGCCGCCGATATTTATCTTGGAAGTTGGGATGGATCGAAATATCGGGATGATAACAGTAGCGGCAGCGGAAACAAGAATTCCGAAGATATGAATTCCCCAAACGATGACCAGAGACCTGCCGGGTCTCCGGATCAAAGCGACGGTAATTCCAACGCCGCTGAATCCGGACACCTGCAATCCATGTGGGCTCATATCGGTAAAAAAGGCTGGACCGAAGAAGATGCAAAAGCCTGGATATATAACAAGTTCGACATTTCTACGTGCACAACCCTGACCTCAAGCGAGATTAACAGGGCCATGAAATATTTTAACGATAACCCGAAAGAGAAGGCGAAGACAGAGCCTGAAACCGTGAACGTCGACGAAGGCAACTGGATACCAGACGGTGCGATGATTGCCCGGCTGGAAAAGGTGGGTTTGACCCCGCAGGCGGTCATTGATTATTTGGGTTCAAGCTATGGATATGAAGGCCACGCTGAGATCGACGGCCATATAAACGCGATGGATGATGGAACCCTGGCGATATTTGCCCAGGACGTGAACAGTTAATGACGGCGTAGTGGCGGAATTGGTAAGCGAGGGTGAGGTTACATGGGGTGGATATGGGTTGTGATAATTAGTAGCTTACCATTGGAGTTCAATAGACGCAATGCGGTGTATTTGGAAACGGGTGGGCAGATGCTGGCGCGCCTAAGAGGATAGCCGTGTGGTTTGTAATAAGCAACAGACATGCAGGTTTAAATCCTGCCCGCCGCCATATTTATCGGATGAGGGCGGCGGATCAAAGGAGGACAAATGATGGATGAATGTTCATATCATGAAACCTGTAAATTCTACGAGGATCAATGTAATGCTGAATATTACGAAACCTGTCCTCTTAATGCGGATTCTGTTGAAGATTATTGTCATGAATGTGGAACTACAACCCGAAAGGGTAGTACCCTGTGTGCCAAATGTGGCCAAATAATTGAATTACGAAAAGAGGTTGAATCATTAAAGAAATTGCTAGAAATTCAATCCCCTGCCCTGCCGACCGAGCAAGAGATTCGAGAACGATTTAAGTATATTATAGATGGAAAGGGATTATTAATTCCAAGGATAATCGTAGAGTTTGCAATAGACGATTTATTCAAGGGTAATCAAGAATCCCCCGCCCCGCCAACCGAGCCGGGGTCGTATCGTTTAGCCATTAAAGTTGATGTTTACGACAACTCTAAGTCAGATATCCATCAACAGGGCCTATGGGTTTGTTTTCCCGGAGGTCGCTTAAAGGTGCATATTGACAATATTGGTGACGGCCAATGGTTCGGCCCGATAAAGGCTCCAAAATAAAAAAAATATGTTCAACGTGTAATACGGAAAAAGAAGTTTCGGAATTTCATAAAAACATCACCAGCCTAAGCCCATGGTTTTCACCGCCGAGATGGTCCTCCTCCTGACTAATGCTCACTAATCCACCCATAGGGCATACTGCGCAAGTCTGGTATCGCAAGGGAATGCGAGAGTGGATGCCCTACCACGGGAAAATTGGCAAGATAACGATTGTCGGCAAAGGACGGCCCCGGAATCACGGTATCGAAATTGACGGGAAAACCATCGTAGTTCCATGTGGAAACTTAAGAAAACCACCCGACGAGTTAAAGCGGTGTGGGAAGCAGGAGGATTAACCTTGACCGATATCATGGAAGCCAGATTACTCGAGGGCGGTGTTTGAGTAAGGAGGAAGATATGACCCATCGTAAAATCGAAGATAAAACTTGTCTATCGTATTGGTTTCCGAAAATTAAAGAGGCTGGACTGCCAGTGCCTTTGACGGCTATTTTGGAAATGCCAGAGTACATGAAAAGGGATTTTTATAGAGTGTTTGACGGAATCGCCCTACCGGATTCGACCCAACCATTTTTTAACCTGATAAAGAATCTTGCGGATGCCATGGGTTATCCTTGTTTTCTGCGGACGGGGCAGACCTCAGCAAAACATAGCTGGAAGAACACTTGCTACCTTGAACGTCCAGAAGATATACGAAGACATGTTATTTCTATCGTGGAATTCTCATTACTTGCGGACCTGATGGGGATAGACTTTAGTGTTTGGGTTCTTCGAAAATATTTGCCGATTAAACCATTTGCTGTATGTCCTCGATATTCCGATATGCCGGTCTGTCGAGAATTTCGCTTTTTCGTAGAAGATGAAAAAATTATATGCCGTCATCCCTACTGGCCTAAACATGCTATCGAACAGGGCGGGGCGGATATGAGTGATGAAACATATCAAGAGTTGTGTCGCATGGAAAATCAAGAGGAACTAGACGAAATCGCCTCTGCCGCTGGAAAGGCAGTAGGCGGGTCGTGGTCGGTTGATCTTTTAGAAACAGAGCGTGGCTGGTATTTAACCGACATGGCCGAGGCCCATAAATCATGGCATTGGGAAGATTGTCCTGACCAATTCGGTTCCAAAAACATGATAGGTGCGCTCTGTCAAGTCGAAGGAGATTGATGGCCAAAAAAGTTGAATTGATTCAATTTATTGAACGCTGGTACCTTGAAGGCCGAGAGACATTTTCAAATAATGATGAAAGAGGAAGCCCTGAAAAAAGACAAGCGATACACGATCCTTTATCATGAGGAAGAAACCTTTGATTTGTTTGATTGCGCCGAGAGTCCGGACGGCCCCTGGCTGTATGATCCGGACATGGACCTTGAGGCGGCACTGGAAAAGATCGACTTCCTGGAGGCGCGGGTTGCTGACCTGGCTACAGCCCTGGAAGAGAAAAAGAAGGAAAACCGGGAGTTGGCCCAGGTCCTTGAAAACAGCAAGCAGGCCCACACAGAGAGCTATGAGCGCCTGTCTCGTAATGTCGAGACGCTGGAGAAGCAAAACGAAAAGCTGGACGCTGCTTTGGAAAGCACGAGGCGTCAAATTATTCTCCAGGCAAAATTACACGCAGTTGAGAAATAGGGGAGGGAATAATGGCCGACACTAAAATTCAATGGGCCGACATGGTTTGGAACCCAATCACCGGATGTACTCCAACTGAATCGCCCGGTTGCGCGAACTGTTATGCGGCTCGGTTCGCCAAACGGTTTAGGGGCCGATTCGGGTATCCCTTGGATGACCCGTTCACGCCAGGTACTTTTCACCCGGGCAAACTCGATGAGCCCCTGCGTTGGAAGAAACCCCGCCTGATCTTTGTGGTCAGCATGGGGGATCTGTTTCATGATGAGGTTTCTATTCAGGAAATAGTTAAAATTTTATGGGTAATCCAAGAGGCTAATCGTCATACATATTTATTTTTGACAAAACGACCCGAGCGTATGCACAGAGTTTTTTATGAGTTGAGCATAACCTCTCGTTTTAATTTTAAAAACCTCTGGCTTGGCATTTCCGTCTCGAACCAAGACGATCTTGATCGCTGGGGACCGGTGCTGATGCAAATGAGGCCATGGGCCGCTAAATTGATCATGAGCTATGAACCGGCACTCGGGCCGGTGGATTTTTTTCCTTACTTACCCAGAAAATGGAGTTATAGAGTAGGACGAAGAATTCACCGAGAAAAAGATGAGGGAATCGACTGGATCATCGTCGGCGGTGAATCCGGCCCTGGTGCCCGGCCAAGTCACCCGGATTGGTTCCGAAGCGTCCGGGATCAATGCCAGGCGGCTGGTGTGCCTTTTTTCTTTAAGCAATGGGGAGCGTGGGAAATAACTTCCCATAAAACGGGAAAAAAATATACCTGGATAGACAAAAACGGAAAAACCTTTAATACAACCGCCCCGTTGAATCAAGATTGTTGGGCCATGGCCAAGGTCGGCAAGAAAGCCGCTGGCCGGATGCTCGACGGTCGGGCGTGGGACGAGGTGCCGAGATGAACATTAAAGACTGGATCAGGAAACACTACCGACCGACCGGGCTGAAACGTAAACCCCAACCAAAGGAGGCCGGGGGGCTTCGGCTCCCCTTTTTATGCCGCAACAAATAGATTTATGGGGTAAAACTAAGGTGGATACGGCCATTGAATTCATTAAACAGCATGAACCTCCAGAGGGATATTTTCTTGGTTTCAGCGGGGGAAAGGACAGCGCTGTGCTTTATGCTCTGGCCGAGAGGGCCGAAGTCAAGTTCCAGGCTTATTATTCCTGTCCGGGAATTGATCCGCCCGAGTTGGTCAGATTTATAAAAAAAAATTATCCAACCGTGATCTTTAAATATCCTAAAGAGAACTTTTGGGCTTTAATTCTCAAGAAGCAGTTCCCTACAATATTCCGTCGTTGGTGCTGTGATGAACTGAAGAAGAAGCCTACAAGAGATATTCCCCTGCCTCATCGACTCATGGGACTTCGGGCCGAAGAGTCGCCTAAAAGGGCAGCCAAGCCACAGGTTGATTACTTTAAAAGGTGGAAGCAATGGATATATAAGCCTATTTTTTACTGGCTGGAGTGGGAGATCTGGGACTATATCGATAGTAATAAAATTCCGTATTGTTCCCTTTACGACGAGGGTTTTGACCGGATTGGCTGTGTAGTCTGCCCTTATTTGTGCCGGGGATACAACATGAAAAAGATCAATATTTATAAAGCCCGTTGGCCCAAGATATATCTAATGTTCGAGAAAACCATGACAAAGTATTTTGAACTCAAAAAGAATCAGTTAAGGGAAAATAGCGCAGAGGAATTAATCCATAACTGGTACATGGGAAATTAATGCCTTCGTAAACCCCAACCAAAGGAGGCCGGGGGGCTTCGGCTCCCCGGAAAGGAGAGGAAGTGTTAACCATTCAAAATATAATTATAAAAAAAGGCCATATAACCGTTTGGAATGAAGGCCACCATATGTTCAATGGATGTAATTTTAGAAAATGTACCATATATATAAAAGGAGAATTCGAGCGATCCATTTTTAATTATTGTCGATTTCTGGATTGTCAGTTAGAAATAGAAAACATGGCCGCCCTGTCTAGCTGTTTTATAATGGATGACTTTTATATGATTCCACAAACTGATAGTTTAAAAATTAAAAGACTATATAGTGAGTGGTGGACGAAGGCGGCTGATGCTTATACTGAGGCTTTAATTGGTTTATATGATTCTGCAATCTTTGGAATCTTCGTTACAACTCCTAACAGTATAAAGATTGAAGGTAATACTTTTATTAACCCTTAAATGCCGACCGTATCCCGGCGATTGCCCCAGGCAGATAGTCGCCTATAAATTCCTCAGTCCTGGCGGTTTCTGCGCCCGGTCTCCAAACCACCACATTAAGGCGGCGGAACCCGCAAAAATCATTGAATTCACATAATATTTCAGCATGGACACAATTTCAGCGGGGCCAAAAAGCTTGGCTATGGTTGAGTCCATATCTAACAGCTTCAGAAATACATAGAAATTCAAACCAATAACAAGGGTCGTAATGAAGGGTCGAAACAGATTTTTAACATCGTTCGACCACCGATTAGAATTCTTGGAGACCTCGGCGGCCATTTGCTGAGAGGACTGTAACCCATCCCAGGAGCCCTTTTCGGCGGCAACCTTTATCTGCATCTCCTGGCGTTTCATGTCCCGCTCAAATTCTTTTTGTTCCCCCCGCTGTTTCAGGAAGGTAGTCGCTATACTGCCAAGAATTCCGAACAGACCACCGGAACCGGCGGTCAATAACCCCCCCAGTAAACTAAGCATAACTTACCTCCTGAATATCTTCTTAACCGGCCAAAAAACAATCATCCAGATAGCCATTTTCAAATACCAAAACGGATTTAACACGTCCGGCCATTTTTTCTTTCCCATTATTTATCCTTTCTGAGAATTATTGCGAAAAAGGCTATCACGCCTAGTATGTTTGCCGCTGTTTGAAGCATGCTCCAAGTATATGGGTCCATTTTAAACCCCTCCTCCTCTCATCATCCTTGAAAGTTCAACAGCCCGTTTTCCTACCTGAACCGCCCATCGCGAGTCCAGCATTTCATCGGCGGCCCACTCGTAATTGTCCAGTACGAGTGCGGCAAACATTTTTTTAAACGTCCGCACCCGGTTGATCCCCATATTGAACAACATGTTTATGAGCACGGCCCGGCGTATCGACCCCAAGTCCAGACTGTATTGATGGACCAGGGCCGTATAATCGGCCACGGCAACCCGATAATCCTGGTCAAAGAACGCCTGTACGGCCTTCTCCGGGACTTTCGAGCCCACGGCAAGCAAATGGCCTACACCGCACGTCGGATTGTCCAGGGAATCAAGGTACACCTCGTCTACAACCCCCTCATGCTCCTGGATCATCTTTTTAATTTGATCGTCATTCATAACTACCCCCCGCTTGACATCTTTAACCAGGCCCAGGTTGCCACAGTGCCTATGCCGCCCACGATACCCCCGGCAAAAGAACCGGCAGTGAATAGCCATTTACGATTCTCAAGTCTTGCGAGACGCTTGTCAATGCTCCTCATGCAATCAAACATTAAGTCATCTCGGGTACTCTGGTCAGCATCCCTGAAAGTTTCTTTGGTTAGTCCGTTCATTAGAAATTTGCCCCTGTTAAGCTAATCGTTTAAGCCTCTATAATCCCAAAACCCTTCCAAGTTCCAGGAGTGCCGGCCGTTACGCAAATCCAACCCATGTATTCTCCCGCATCTACATCGTTGTTATAAATATAATCTCCTTGACGGTGCGTGCCTGCACCCGGTGCGGCCGATCCAAAGCCAAACGGGAAAGGTTTCCCGGTGTGAAAATTAACGCCTTGTGCCGTGGCATAATTGCCCATAGCCTTACTATTTTGGTTGTTTTGAGGATCACCGGGCATTAATTCATAACTTGCAATAGCCGATAAATTATCATATCCCATTGACGTTGGGGTTATGGCGCTCCCAAGGTTGGCCGGGTAAGCGGTAGTGAATGTCCCGGTAAAAGAAAAAGTATTTTCCATAATGTATTTAGAGGTCCAGGTGGTATCATCGTCTGTATCGTCTCGTAACATGATACCGTAAAGCTGGCCATCTGTGTCGCTCTCATCTGCGGTTGATATAAACGTGACTCCTGTAATCCAAACTCGCTGAGCAACCCAAAAACCATTTATCAAAATACCGGATTTATAATAGTCCTCGGATGAACTGGTTCCGTTATCTCTTATGATACCACCCTGTATTATAATGTGACCATCAGAATAATCACCCTCTGCTATCACTATCCCGGAATCTGTATTGCTGTGAATATTATTGCCAAGCAATTCAGTACATTTATCATCCGCTTCACCATCCTGCGAAATTCTTATACCAACAATATTAAGAAATATCGTATTACCCGTAGCGGTGAACCCGCGCCCACTGATACCAATTCCAAAGCCTCGAATTACATTGGCGACAATCGTTGCCCTGTTAGCTTCAATGCCCCTGGAAGCCTTGCCATTTGCAGCAGCAGCAGCCCCCACATTGTCAAGGGTATTCCCGGTAATTATAACGGTATAATCCATTTCTTCGCGTTCACACCAAATCGCGGCGTTATACTCGCCGTTTCGACTTGTATGCAGATTGGAGATGGTATTTCCTGAAATCGTAACGGCAGTGTTGTATACCGCATCGCTGACGCCTTCAAGCACAATACCTATTCTTATTAAATCGGTTATAGTATTAATAGAGATCGTTCCTTTTTGTGAGTCATATATATATATGCCATCTCCCGAACTTGACTCTGCCTCAGTGGCGGCCATTTGACCATACACACCAGAAATCGTGTTGCCAGTTACAGTAAAATCATTATATTCGTAGAAAAATATTCCGGCTTGACCCAAGTTTTCAAAATCATTATTCAGGATTTTTAACGTTTCGCCGCCGCCCGTGAGGCGTATTCCGGCACGACCAAGTCCCTTAAAGGTATTATTTTTAATGACTATGTTATCCGATGCACCGCCAATATTTGATATGCCAATTTGATCATTGGTAAATCCAACTTTATTTCCAGCACCATAAGGATTAGCGAACGGAGTGTCAGTCCATTCGCCTTGACCATCGAATGTAAAATCTTTAATGGTAATATCATCCACATCGTCGAGAAGAAAAAAAGTGCCCCGAATAGCCCAGGTCGTGGTAAATGTAAGCGTGGCTCCGTTGCCAGTCAAGTTAACGTTAGATGCGCCCGTAACATCGGCAGAGAATACGTAGGTTTCCGGCAAGAAGCGAACAGTCCCTTTAGACAGTGAATCAACCGCGCTTTGGCTTGCCACGGTCATATCGGTTGTGCCGGGAGTGGTGTTTTCCATAAACCAGTCAGGGTGAACCGTGCCGCCCTTGAGAAAAGAAAGCGTTCCACCCGTTAAAACATTCCCATGTACTTGTTGATTGGACTCGGCTATAAGATGAGCCGGGGAATAAACAAGCAGGGTCTTGCCAACAGAAATATGAAACAACGCACTTACAGAAGGTTTTAAATATATATTCTTCGGGAACGAAATATCAGCGCCGATGCTCCACGTACCAGGCGCAAAAGAGAAGGCGACGGTTGAGCTTCCTACGGCGTTGATCGCCTCCTGAATAGTCCGGGACGAACGGTCTACTCCTCCTCCATATACCGTGAGAATATCCACCTCACCCCCGATTGTGAGCAGGGTATCGATCCCCCCGGTATTGCTCGGACGCCGGAAAGTAGAGTTCAGGCCATCATAAAGGGCCAGATCCTGGCGGCCTATGGGAACGCGAGTATTAAGGGCCATGATTAATTCTCCTTATAAATCACTAAAAACTAAAGTCGATCCGGTACGGTTTCCGCTTCCATCGGCAACAATCGTTACTCGATCGGTATCGTCGGCCTCATTCCTGAACACCAGGCCGCCGCCGCTTGATTTCCCGGACAATATTGAAAGGGCAACCGAAATAACTTGACGTAAAGTTACGGCGCCTTCAATAACCTCATCCAGAATGGCGTCAACCGCAGCACCGGTTAGAGCCATTGAATCACCGGCCTCTGCTGGCGTTTTTCCTGTCACGGTTCCGTCTACATTTCCAGTCACATCCCCGGCGAGATTTCCAGTGATAGTCCCAATAATATCCATGGTCTGATTTGGAAGATTGATCGCCGTTAGCTGATCACCATCTCCACCGGCCTCAACAAGGTGATCTCCGTCTCCGCCGGCTTCGGTCAAGCCAATTCCAAGTGCGCCAATCTGACCGGTATCGTCTGTGATTGCCGTTAGGCCAACACCTAATGCACCGATTTGACCGGTATCGCCTGTAATCGCCGTAAATTGATCGCCCGTGCCCCCCGATTCTGTAAGGTGGCCTCCGTCCCCGCCAGCCTCTGTAAGATTTGTTCCGTCACCGGGGCTGCGATTTTCAATACCGAATTGTGCCACAACTCGAATTACCGTCTCACCGTCCACGGTTTCGTCCGGGGTCAATACGGCCATATAGTCTGATCCCGTTACCCAATTATCCCCCCCGTCATCAGAAGTGTCTACGACAACCCCATGAAGACCTGTAGAAACAAGCGGGCTTGTCATGACCACGCCGGCAGGAGCAAATGCAACATTGTCCTTATACCAATCCAAATCAGCGGCTTCAAATGCGTTGGAAGGTGCCACCGCACCGCCGCTTTTATCACTGGTGGTAAATCCAAAGGTTACCGTTGCATCTTCTAAAAAATCACCTAAATACATTAGTTCACCAAGCCTCCATTTACAAGTCCCCTGTTTATTAGTCCAGCATTGACCAACGGAATTGATAGGCCGCCAGCCGCTACATACTGACTGGCCCCTACATCCCAGGCCACATCATCACCCGCTGGTCGAGCATTACCTGCGATATCAAATAAAGCCAATGGATCAGGAGAATCACCGTTAAAGAAGCCATCGAAATCGTTAATAGCCTCGAATGTTCCGAACGGGCTTTTCCCGGCATTATCGCCCGCTCCGCCGGCCCAATTAATAGACTGTGTGGCTAAATAATCTCCATCTAATTCCCCGCCCGTAATCAGGTCATTGCTATTTTTATTATTTGTTGTTTTGCCACCTAAGTCCGAAGTTGTATCCTTAGAAGCGTTCCATCCAGAACCCGTAAGCCATCTTGCAGAATCATCCCTAAAATCTGCTGTTATGTTATTTGCTCCGTAACAACTCCAACAATAAATATCTCGATCCGCATAAAAACCCATTCCACCATTTCCAACAGCCGTACAACAAATAAATCCCGAGGTGGTCCCCGCACTTTCTAAAAATCCTTCAGAATCTACATTATACACAATGCCCTGATAACAAAGTGCTGTAACCGCATTAATACGAGCCCCTTTACAAGATCCGTCACCAGCATTGGCTGAATCGCGAATTACAAAATTTATAGCTTGTGTATGATCACCTTCTAAATGCAATATAGAATCATTAAAAATATTATTTTGCGTTGCCTTCATCCCGAGATTTTCAATGCGGGAATATTCTTCGGATAATCTTATGACCCACCGTCCGGCATCCAACGTATAAACAAAATCCGCTCCCGTATTTGCCTTGCCCGCAAAAGCATCTCCACCTATGGAAGGGGTATCATCTGTAGTGGCAGACCTAATAATACGACGGTTAGTTGAGTCGGTGTTGGTAGAATCCGCCACATCAACATCACCGTCATTGTGTCCTCCATTTTTATAATAACAGGTGAGTTCGACCAATCCTTGACCCGACTGATCGCCGGTCGTGGCATCTTCCCAGGTAACAAGAGAGCTATAAGTAGGGTTGCCTCCTCCTGGCAATGCTCCATTGCCGTCAGAGTGATATGTAGTGATACTGCCCATTATTGATATGCCACCGATGTATCGACGGGATTTAAATTGTCCGTTATCAGTACAAACCTGTTTTTATATTTGTCGAAACACGCAGTTACCGGAAGGGCAGACAACTCAGGACTATAGTGAACTTTTTTATCAAGCATCCTTCTTTCATCGACACCAATAGACCGCAGATACTTAAAGGGGAAATTAAATCGATGTTTTTTAAGGTGTTGCCTAAAGGTTAAATCATAAACAGGCTCCCGCAATGCAACCATTTGTTCTTCAGTAAGTCCCTCGATTGTTACAATCAAATATTGTTTGCGTTCATCAGCAGTCCAGGTAAATGCCCTGTCAAGCGGCTTGAAATGCACGACATCTCCAGGAACAGACCAGTTCCCTGGATTATTTGGTGTTTCGTATGCTCGCAAAGCTACTGTCCACTTAGCCATCTTTCATCCCACTTCAAGCACGTGAGCCGGGGCTTTATCCGGTATGCAAATCAGGTCAGCCATCAAATATTTCCATTCATTATTTTTAAGCCACCTGAGCCCACATATCGGAACCCCACATATCGGAACCCCACATATTCGCACCCCACATTTTGCGTTCCGCAGTAAACCCGGAAATGTGAAGAATATTAAAATTCATGTTAAAAATGTCGAAGTCTGTTCCAACCCCTGCGCCTACTTCCTTCATTCGGATATCAATATCATGCTCAACATCCGTTATCTCAATAATACCCGTGCCAGAAAATGATCCCAGGGAGGCGGCGGCTCCGAATTGTTTTCTTGACGATCCTTGAAGTTGCTCAACTCCATTTACAAAAATATCAACCTCATAATCTTTATTGTTACCATCTGAATCGCCAGAGATTTGCCAGCTGACCAGGTACATGCCGATGTGACCGGTACGAAAAGCGTTGGATGTCACGATAACATCTTGATTCAATATCCCGGTGGTCATGCCGGTTATCTTAACGTAAACCCCTTGACCGGGCGTACTGATATCTATGGTCTGAGCCCCTTCATGAATATATAAATCGCCCGAAGGTAGCCCAGCCATGCCGCGAAAATGTAAGCCGCCATCTTCATGGAATTCAGAATAATTACCATTTGCTATATTGACGGCGGTTGCGATATAAGTAGGACTATCAAACAAGAGAGTTATGCTTCCGGCTGCGTTCGTGATCTCTATTTGATTGGTAGTGCCTGTCAATGTAGCCAAAACGGGATCGACCCCGGTTGAGCCTATAGGGAGTTTCCCGTTGGTTGCAGCGGCCAGGGGAGTCACGGCCCCAGTCCCCGAGCCAAGCATTAGACCGTGATTGGTAATGGTCGCCAGACCAGTCCCGCCTTTGGCTACGATTAGAGGATTCACGATTCTAATCGTTATGGTTCCATCGCCATCATCTGAAATGTCTATCTCGTTCGCAGTCCCAGATATCCACGAAGAAAGATTGGCCACACTTTCTAACGTTTTTAGAGCGTCTGTAGCAATCAACCTGGAGGCGGTCAGACCGTTAATCGTGACATTCTCAAATTCAGGTTCATCCCCGATATTGAGTGGCTGAGGAACTACATCAAGTTGAGTCAAAGAAACACCGTCATCCGCGGCCTGACCGTCAGCAACCTTAGTTATTTGATGATCGGTCAAAGATACATCGGCCTGAAATTCAGGAGTCCCCCGGAAGCCCTCAAGCTTATCAAGGCGATCCATGATAAAACTCAGCGCATTATTAATGCTGTCCACGCTGTTCGTGGGCACCCGATATGTTTCTTTTATTCCAGCCATGGCTATTATTGTCCGCTAAGTAAAAGCTCTCTGCCCCCCAGGCGAAGTCCTTCTTTTATTCTCGTCCCGACCTGTCCTTCCCTGTCCGGTTGATTTAACGTTTCCCGCGCTCCCAAACGGAATGGAATCTTTAAGGCTTCTTTGGTAGGAACCTTCTGGGTAAATTTTATAGCCGCCCGCCCTGAATCAGACAGCAAGGCCCAGGCGGATGCGGCTCCAAACAATTCAGCTCCAACCAAAACACCGGCAGCCGTTCCCGGTCCTCCGCCGAGAGCCCCCAGGGCAATACTAGTCCCAGGTCCAGCAAACTGACTCACGGCCGCAAAGCCGCTCTCGGTTTCCCCGAGTTTCAACCTCTTGGCAATTCCCTCATAGAAATCGGCTTCGGCCTTCAGCTTAGGCCAGACATCCGCAAAGGCTTCCTTGGACATACTCTGTTGGAAAAATTTCTTATTTCGATTAATTGAATCTGCTAACTGCTGCGGTCTTATCGTGGCCGCGCCAGTGACATCATCGATCTTAACGGCTTTTTTATAAATGCTTTCTATTACCTGAAATTCTTTTATAGCCTTGAAAACATCGTCACTAGCCTTTTTAATATCCGCGGCCGTCTCACCCGCCACAGAGGTAATTTTCCCCATATCGTTGATCAGGGCGTCTTTCAGTTCCTCTCTCGCCCGCCGAGTATCTGGGGTAAGTTTGAACCAGGCCTTGGTTTTTTTCGGGAAAACATTGGTGAATATAAACTCAACTTCATTCGGCGTTATTGAATCCAAGCCTCCCACCATAATCTTCCGGAGTTGACGGGCTTGGGGGGAATCAGTGGTAAAGCCCAGGTCTTTTATCACGCCATCCACGCGCCGGGTGGCTTCAATGATTGGATTTTTTGAGGTCTTGATAGTCGTTGCTTCCATGGAATCTGCTAAAAATTGAGATAGATCATCTATCAAAACCTTTCCCTTCTCACCACCAACCGCCTCCACAAGAACATCCTTGAATCGACCATAAGCGAGTTTGTTTTCATCCATGGCCGCGCTTACCTGGTCTCCTATTTTAGCACCGGGTACCTGCTGGGCTCTGATTATATCCGGGGCGATCTCCTCCACAAATTTATTGGCCCGGGTTGTAGTATTTTCAATCAGCTGGCTGCTGATGATTTTTTTCGCCTTACCTCCCAGGATGGTGATATCCTTGGCAATATTCGCAGACTGTCTTAGGGCAAACTTTCCGGTTCCGAGTACCAGGCTAAGGCCCGGTTCTCCAGCAAAACCGATCAGCCCTTCTTTTGCGGCACGCCCTAAATCGACCTCGCCTTCCCTTATCTGCTGTTCCGCCGCCGATCCAGCAAAACTACCGGCGCCAGCCGCGGTACTCCGGCGAAACAGATTAAGGAGCTGTAAGCCGGCCTTGGCGCCCCGACCGGCTTTCAAGGGAATCCCAACCTGGGGAACCGTTGCGGTAAGCCCAATATCCCCGATAAAAGGTAATAACTTTGCTCCCTGGCGCTGAATGTGGGGCGCGAGAGCTTCCTGGGTTTCCTGTTCGGCAACGGCACCGGCCGTGAACAACTCAAAGAATCCCCGCTTTTTTTGTTTTTCCTCAGCCTCGACTTCATCGAAGACATTCCCGGCGGTGGTCTTTTTTTCTTCCGCCTCTATGGTATCGAATATATTAGGCATAATACCTTACTGTACCGTAAATCCAGCGGCTATCGCCATTGACTCAGCCTTTTTCTTATCCCCGTTAGCTGCTGAAAAAAAGGCTTCGGCCTGCCATTTTGTAAGGACCGGCTTTTCAAAAGGTTTCCCCAGAATAGCCTGAGCCTTGTTCACGTAAAGCTGTCGCAGGGTAAGTATCTTTTTAAAGGCCACGTCCGCTCGATCCGCAATCTGAGGTATAAGGGATTTGGCTAAATCCTGATCTGTTTTAGTAAGAGCGCCCACCTCGCCGCCTGCCCGGGCTACGGCAGAGATAATACTTTGACCCAAGCTTCTGAATAAAGTTTTATCCGAATCTGTTTGAAGGATAGCCTGCAGTCCCCGGAGTGGTCCAGTGGTAAGTCGTGCCGCGGCGTTCTCGGCGGGCGGCATCACCTGTTCCATCAAATCCTGTAAAGTATTTAATGGGACCGCAGCCACACGGATAGCCTCTACCTTTTCCGCCGCCTTTGCGGTCACACGAATAAAACCCTGGCCTCCCGCCTCTCTTTCAGAGATCGGAACCCCCGTATGAGAAGCTGACAAAGGAGAGAGATTTTCAGGATTTACATACAATCCTTTTTCTGCTGCGGGAATTGTGCGTTTCCCTCGAGGCGGCTTAAATAGCTGAGAAGGCTTGGCGGCCGCCGGTTCTGCCAACCGGGTTGGTACGGATTCTAATAAGCCCGGGGCACCCGGAGATACAGATATTTCTGGGGCTGGCAAGGCTGGAGTCGGCGCCGCTGATGATGGTGCCGCTCCCGGCGTCCCCTGGGCCGCACGGCCTTGAAGGGAAGTCAATAAGTCTTCCGCAAATTCCGGAAATCTTTGCATGAGAGTTATATACGCGTGCTGGGAGGAAGACGGAGTAAATCCAGTTTTAGTCACGGGTACTATTTTTACAGAACCGTCTTCCTGAACGGCGCGCTCAAGGCTGACATTCGAGATCATCGTCCGGGCTTCGTCTATTTCAAGTCCCCCCACTCCAATAACGGCCCGGGTAAAAGCCTCACCCCTTAAAGATCCACGGCGTTTCTCTAAACCAGCTTGAGCCCCAATTTGAGTAAATCCGGTGATGCCGGCCATGGCCGCCAGGGCTTGATTCCGGGGATCTGTTACAAAGTCTGTAAAACGTTGTTGGCGCTCTTCATCAGAAGGCGGTTCCGGAAGAGTAGGTTTACCGTCGGCGATCCTGAGCGTAGGAAGGCCACCCTTAACTTCGCCAGGAATACCAGCAGCGTCTTGAACGCCAAAAGCCTCTTGTAATTCAGTATAAAACAAACCCCGGATCTGTTCCTTGGAAGCAAAATCCGCCTGTTCCCGCTTACTTTTATCCAGCAAAATTTTAACTCTTTGGTCCTGGCGTTTGTCTTCGCGAGCCTGCTGCTCTTCCTTTTCCTTTTTAGCGAAATAAAGGTTCGCCCCTCTAACCGCTCCTGCAAATGAGGGCATGAAAACCTCCTATATCCCCAATATATTTAAAATAAATTGGACCACATCGCTTGACGTTTGATCTTCTCTTTCCTGCATTGCCTGTTCAATCTGGTTTTGAAGTTGTAACTTTTGAAGATCAAGGCCCTGCTGGCCTAACAACTCGGATAAGCTCAATCTCTCGGCGCCCTCGAGGGCTCCTAATCCAACTCCGGTTTGGCCGGTGGCAAACTGAAAAGCTTTTTCCCTTTCCTGCCCTAATATATTACTGAGAGTGTCGGATATTGCTCGGCCCTTCGCCAGTTGGAGTTTAGTCAAGGCAGAATTTAAAGGACCGCCGGCAGGCAGCGTAGCCCGAATTTCGTCCTCGGCCGCCCTGAATTGATCCTCGATCGCTTCACGCTGGGCCACAAAGGCCGGGGAAGTGGCCGGGTCAAAGCGGCCAGAAAGCAGGTCCTCGAACTGTTCGGCAAAGGAACGCCGGACTCGCCCGGCCTCATCAAGCACCTGGGACGCTTCACCCCCCAGAGTAGTAAGATCGGTTGTTCCCGGGGCACCGCCGCCGCCCGGGCCTGGTTCTCCGAGTTCACCCGAGGGGCCGGAAGGGACTCCTCCCGGCCCCTCGATCATGGAAAACTCAATTCCTTCCGGACTAAGCGGATCAATATTGCCAAACATATTAGTGGTTTCGGGAACGGGAGTCTGGGGGATCAGACCGCCCAGCGGATCCCGATCAGGCCCCTGAAATTCTGCAAGAAAATCACCAAAGCCGGTGATCCTGTTACCAAGTTTATCAATCCTGCCCCCTATAAGATTCTGAAAAAATCCAGCATCCGGGCCGGTCGCAAGAGTATCCCTGGTCAATATATTGGCCCCAAGCAATTGGGCCACATTCGGATTCAAAATATTAACAGCCGACTCTGGGGCATTTACTCCAGGAATAGGAGCTTGTGCCGCCGGTACGCCCGGAATTAAATCCAACGAGGGCAATCCCCCAGGCCCTATAGGCGTAATTGGACCTGCTGGACCAAAAGGTATAGATGACACCGTTCCTGGCATTCCTGATAATCTTGCCATAATTTACTCCATTTCTGCTAAATACGTTGTCGCGGGACCCAATCCGCTTATGCGGATCGAGGCCCTCCCGCCATTTCCTTCCGTAATTAAACGACGCCTAATTTTTCGAGATTGAGCCGCGGCAATTACGTGAGATTGATGTATCGCATCATCTAATAATATTTCGGCTGTTACCTCTGAAGCCTTAGAAGAGTCCACGTCATACTTAGCCCACCTGGGAAAATGAGGGCGCGTTTGAAGAGTAAAGTCTTTTGATTGAACTTCCCAGGCTATATCGGCGTCATCATCTTTCGCAGCGGTTATTTTTTCCAGATGCCAGATCACGCCGGTCGACGCGCCGGCCAATATTCGCCGATTCGTTATATCTCTCATGGCCGTGGTGAAATTCAGGCCATAATCGTAATATCTGATCTTACCCGTTTTTAAAGCTATGACTAATATTGAAGTCGTACTTACGCCCACTCCCTCATACCCCAAATACAGCTTATTGTCCCAATGAACCAGCCAAGCGCTATCAAGATTATTCAGGGCCAAGCCCGGGATACCGTTCGTGGTTATACCCCGGAATATAGGCTCAAATCTGTCCTCGGTAATATTTAGATCGATTTCACCATTAAACAAATAAAGTCCATCCGGTCCAAGATGATATATCCCGAATCCCATTATTCCCAGAAATACTTGTTGAGATTGAGTGCCGGTCTGAACGGATAAGCCATAGGGAAAAAGAGTTGCGCTCCCCGTCCCCTGAATTTGATAAATATCTGATTTAGTTGCCACATAGACGTTCCCGTTCCAAATGGTTCCGGCAATTAACGGATCCTGAATGGAGGAAACTTCTATGGCATCATCAGGCGGATAATATTCGGGTTGTTTGGGCTTAGACGGATAAAGTTTATTTCCAGCTAGGATGAAAACTGTACCGTCAAAGTCCGGCCCAAACACCACCGTTCCCGCAGCCGGAGGTCTGTCGTGATCGGTGGGAATGCCATCGCCAAGTTCACCGTCGCTATCGGTCAAAATTATACTGCCCGCCGCGCCATCGGCGGCTACGGCCACCGTTTCAAAAAGATAAAGACTGCCGTTGGCCAGGGTCCGGTATATTCGAACATGGGTTACCTGAGTATCCGGGCTGGCTGTCCAGGATGCAAGCCAGGCATTAAGAACATCAACCCCGACAACCGTCTCAGGCGAACCATTGCTCTCGGCGATAACCGTGTCACCATCCTGCCGCGCGTAAGTATATTTTACTTTGAATTTATTAGCCTGATTGAATAGTTCGAATAGCCAGGTGGTCACAAAAGTTGAATCGGCGTAAGAATCATCATTGCCAAGAAATTCAGCTTCCCAGCCAAAAGTATGGACGTAATTACCGGTTTCTTTGGTAAACTGATATGTGGCCCCAGTCCCCTCTTCAAGTTCCCAGTCATGAGTGACCGCGCTGGTCACACCTGAGACTACTGGGGCCACGGTGGGCGCATCCAGGCCCCACTCTTCCACCTCGGTTCCCGCTATTCTTTTCCGGTCCGTACCGTTGAGGGCAAAAATCTCCTCATTGGTTGAATTGAAGGCATTATATTTAATTGCCGACCATTCAGCATTCGTTAACCCGGATTCAATCGAGATCTCATCCTGATAAATATTACTTCCGGCAAAGGCATACCGGACGCCTTTTTGTTCCATGATCAAATGTATGGGGGTGGCCATAGCCGTTGAATTGATTATACTGGACCCATCCCGGACAATGGCCATGCCCTGCCGGTCGGTCCTCATGTTCTTTAGACGTTGGAGAGCGTCTGAGGCTTCAGAACTTGGGCCGTTGCTCACGCTTGGAAGATCGCTTGGATCAGTAGCGATATCCAGGAAGCCGGTAGGATTGAAGATCAGGGGCATTGCTCATGCTCAATAACTACCCCGCGACACATCAACAGGGTAATTTGAAGGTAGTCGAGGTTGAGCCGGCCGCGAACTTCTGGTCTGGGCACCCTCGAAAGTTAACCTGTAATCCCTGTCCACCGTTTGATTTTGCTTAAACCGCTTCAAAATTTCTATTCCCGCGATTTTTCTTAATCCCCAATATTCACTTAAGGATTGAATTCGACCATCGGTATTGGCTGTATACGCTCGTTCCAAAGTACCGTAAATTATGTATTTGTCAAGGAAATCCGGCCAGTCCGTCTGGTCAACCACGGAGTACAAGGGCGTGGGTAAGACCGAATAAATCAATAAAAGATTACGAGCCGTAGGAATTATTTGCGACGTAAGACCATACGGCTGATCAAATGAATCCCCGGCGCGGTTCCCGATTGTCCCGAATCTTTTGTCTTCGGTATCATCTTCGACAAAGCGTGTATCACCCGTCTGAATAAGATTCGGAACCGGCTTTCCCGTAACAGAGGGGTTGGTTTCGACCCGTCCACGCGCAGAGAACAATGAAGAATCGAGAACATCGAGCTCCCAGGAAAAAAAAGCTTCCCGCTCATTATCGGAGTCTTTGGTAGTGTATCGATATCCAGTCCCCGAGAAAGCGGAAGTGGCCGCCGCGACTTCCCAGTCATAAGAATAGCCATTTGAGAAATTTACCTCTCCCTGGCTCGTGATATCGTCCCAGTCCACTGTTGAGGGCTTTGGGAACAAAACAAACTGATTTTCAAGCAAATCCGGGATCCAGTAAGCCCATGGGTCCCCGCCATGCGTCCGCCAGGCCCTGTCCGTGGACTGCAATACTTTCTTGGTGATATTCTCAAGCACTATTCGATCGTCATAACTCAGGTGCCTGACGAAATTGAAGTTCTCGGGAAACCAGAACGGCACCGCTTCCGTGGCCCCGCCCAGGCCGTCCACGAATCCCTCCCAGGGATGCATGAACCGATAATTAGTCCCGGAAGCGTCATTGGGATCATACAGCCCCCAAAGCTGCTCTGCCTCCCATTCCTGGCTGATCACGGCGTTGCTCTGCTGGACATAGATCAGGGCCTGGTAAGATTTATCCGTAGCGTGCGGATATTCCCAGTCGTAGGTGTAGGAACTGCCGAAATAAGCCGGGATCGGCAGCGCCTTCACGTCCTCCAGGATCGAGATCATCTGCTGGATATTATTCTGCTCATCGTTGAAAATATTCAGCAAAAGCGGATCGTCCCAGATATTAGAGCTGGGATCCCGCAGATACCGCCTGATGATCGTTTTTATTTCAAACCAGTTCATTGTCGTTAATCAATATAACTTATCCAATTTTCCGGACCCTTAATTTTATATTCAGCCTTTTCCCAATCATAATATTGTTCAAATTCCCAATAGCCACTACGGGTACGAGTTTTGAACCAGTAGTCCCACGGCCAATTATTTTCTTTATATGCTTTTATAGCCTGTAGCGCCGATTCAAAAGTTTTATAATTCTTCCAACCATGCCAAGAATTAAAATAAGACCATTTAACAAAAAGTCTATATTGTTTCAATTTCCTGTCCTCCTAATCCGTGCTCTTCGGCCACGGCTCCTTACCTGTGGTGAATCCACCTTCCCGTTCAGCAGCCGGATTTAACACATCGCTCAATCCTACTCGTTTCAAATATTCCCCGAAATGAATCATGGCGGTCCGGGCATCCCCCCGGCCAGCCCAGAATTCAGACACGGCATAATGCACGGCCGCCTGTTCGAACGTCCGTCTGAGCGTGATCCTGTCCGTGCTGGTCTGATATCTCTCGGGTATCATGGCTATGTCAAGCTCATATATCCCGCTCCCGGCTGGCCTGGGCCAGAACATGACCGCGTTGAGGCCAACCGGGACATAAGACCTGGGAGGTCCCGTGTTTTGAAGCCACCGGGAATTGAAAGCTCGAAGGCGAATAAAATCGGTTTGTTCTATCCGGCGCTGATTGATCCTGTCCCAGACCCCGGTAATCCAGCCAAACTGATTCCGGTTGAAAAGCAACCGGTAGACGTTCTTATTCGCCTCCAGCATAATCAAATACTTCCGTTTCATGCTGGACGTAATGAGAGTAATTTCTTCTATGGCGTCATTGAGGGAGTCCCGGATAGGCTCCAGCCCTGTATCGGTATCGACAAAAACATCCGGATCGGACGTATTCTCGCCAATTAATTCCAGGACCTGTGTCTCGAGCGAGTTCATGAAAGTATATCGGGGCTCCGCGCCGGGACAGGGCGGACGGATTTAAGGCCGAGACCACCCCGGAAAATTAATAGCCGGCGTGGGTATCGAGATTTGCGTTATGCACCCGATTATCGGCAAGCTCAAATTGTAACTGGTTGGGATCAATAAACCGAATTTCATCGACGCGGGAAATATCATCATCCCAGACGCGCCGATTATAGTTCCCGTCCGATCCTACCTGGTAGGGATTGAAGGGGAAATTACCAATCTCTACACATTCCCCAATACTGGTAATCACCTTATTAAAACCCGTGGGCCGCATGAGCTGCGGGAATCCCTTGCGATTATCCAGGACCAGTAAAACCGTTCGTTTTAAAATGCCTGACATAATATTTTCCTCCTAATGGCTGCACGAATTATGACATAAAACTTACATCTCGTCAACTTTTTGACGATTAATTTTCGTCGTCCATAACCCCTTCAATTTCTTCTCGAAATCTGCCCCGAACCGCACAATCCAGGGCCGGTAGAATGACATAGTGGCCGGCATCCAAAAGTCCATTGGACCGGCACTTCAACTCCTTAATGAAGTCGGCAAATTTATAATCAGCTTTATTGTAGTGCTCACAATAATTCGGGGTTGTTCCCTGGATATGGCCGTCATTGTTCTCGTCATACCAGAAACCATTATTTTGTTCCAGGAGAGATTTAAGAAATACGGCCGAACATTTAAAGGCCCGGCCATGAATACCGTAATTTTTAGTCGCCTCCTCCAACGATCCAAAAAAATAAACCTGATCGAATTCGAATTGCTCGATGGTGTCAAAAATGATTATCGGTTCGATTAGCTCGTAGTTCTTGATCACGGGCCGGAATCGAATATCGTCGTGAAGAAACAGAACGGCCGATTCGCCGTCCCAGGCGGTTTTCAAAAAAAAGTCGTAGGCGCCCCATTCGAGGCCGATGTTGGGGCATAAATGCCAAGATAATTTGTATTCCCACTTCAGCGGCGTATCTTGATGATTTATCACCGTCACGGAATATTTCTTGTTTACTTCTCTCATCAGGGCATAAAAATCCGGCCTGAAATACCAACCACACACACATATCTGCATTATCCCGTCCTCTTTCATTTTCCCGTGGCAGAACCGCCCGTTTTCATGAAAACACAGTTACCTAACGGTTCCATGCCCAATTCGGTCATATATCGCATAAATTCGGGTCGATCCCAGTTCGAATGCTCTACATTCAGGACATCTTTGTCGATAACCATATAATTTGTAAAGAGAATACCCTGCGGGATCATGGCGTCCACCGTTCTCTTTATCGGGTCATGCCAATCTTCCAGGTGTTCCAGGACATCACAAAACAGGGCATAGGCTAGGCCCTCGGTCGGCCACTCATTATATATGGCCCGGTCGACCACCCCGTATCGCTTAATACGCCATTTCAGGAACTTAAAGGCCGCCGCTCCATCCATGTCATGAAAATATACAGTGTGGCCCCGGCGAAGCAATTCAAATCCAATGGGAGCAGATCCGCATCCGAAATCAATACCCGTTAACGGCCGCGTGACATGAATGTTCATTAGACAAAAAGATAACCAGGATAAAGCGTGTGGCGAAAAATGGTACAACACCTGCCGCCCAATCTGAGAATCGCCCATGTGCGCGTAATATTTTGGTGTCCCCAGCCCATGTCTTTCACTCAAATTCATGGAATCTTCGGCGTATTGATCATACAGTTCCCGCAATTTACTTTCTTCATCGATTTTGAGATAAGTCATGGCATCCATCTTATATTCGTTTAAAACCGAATTGGCGTGCCAGTCGGAGGCCAGCGTGTTGGCCGCCCGGATGATAGTGTCCTCTTTGAACTGCTCCCGGTTTTTCTCACTGATAATTATGCGCTTGCTCATCACGTGGCCGATCTGGACCGAACTGTCGGTATAAACCCTGAACCCAGCCTTTTTGGCATTTCGGCAAAGCTGAACATCGGTTCCATAAACATGCTCGGGCTTAAACCAGGGTTGCTCAAGTTTATCGAAAATCTTCATCTTGATGAGCATACATCCGCCGCCCTGAACGGCCACCTCCTGTAGGCCCCCGGTTAATTGATTGGTCTGCATATTCCGAAAGCCCCCGTCGCGCTCTTCCATGACCACCGGGCCAGCCTCGCCGCCCCGGTGATAATAGATCGGTCCAACTATATCCACATCATGGGCCAACAGGCGATGAAGAAAATCATAACACTCAGCGCCCTTTCCCGGTTTCCCGGATACACCCTCAACGTCAATAATGTGGTCATCATCGAGCATGAGCATCCAATCAGCCCCCACATTCAAAGCGCTCTGAACCAAGGCGTTCCGCGCGCGGAACTGCTCTGACTTATCCTTGACCTGCATGTAAAATTCATATTCCGGATATCTTCGGCCCAGGTAAAAGGCCAACCTCATATAATCCTCGAGGGTCTGGGCCGCGACCGAATCATAACAGGGGATCCCGATAAAAATCCGCTTGGTTTTCTTGGTCGCACCCCGGTCAAATTCCAGTATCTTGTCATCGCCGTCAAATTTCGCTTTACTCGTCATTCCCGTCATTCCCGTCCTTTCCATAGAATTCCTTTACCGCCCCGATAACTTGGTCTTGTTCTTCGTTCGTCATGTCCGGATAAAGGGGCAGGGTTAAAATTTCCTTCCAGACTTCCCGGGCTACCGGGCAATCAGCCTCCGCATACTGGCTGAAATAAAACAGAGGCATGTAATGGACCGATGAAGCTACGCCTCGCTTTTTCAGATATTCGTGAAGTCCATCCCGATTCTCGCACTTGATCACATAGGCGTGACGTGCAGAAATAACTTCCGGGTGATTGACAGACAAAGGCTGCACCGCGTCCTGAATGGCTGCGTGTCCTGAATGAAAAGCCTGCGTATATCTCCCGGCCAAGACTCGACGATTTTCATTGGCCTTTTCCAGTTTTTCCAACTGCACCCGCCCTATGGCCGCCGTAATATCATTCATATGGCATTTATACCCGAGATGAACCACGTCATAATTCCATTCATACTTGTCAATATTTTGACGATCCCAGGTTGACTTGTCTATCCCAAGCCAACGCATACGCCGCGCCCACTGGTCAAACTCCCCGTCATTAGTGGTCAACATGCCACCATCACCACATGACAAATTTTTGACAGCATGGAAAGAAAAGCAGCCGGCGTCCCCCAGGGTCCCGAGTTTACCGAGTTCATGTACCCCGCCACATCCGTGGGCCACGTCCTCAATTATCTTCAAATCATATTCAGTGGCGTATTTATAGATTTTCGCCATATCGCAGGCATATCCGGCAAAATGTACTATAACCACGGCCGCAGCAACCTTCAGGATGTCCACCGGAACCGAGCTCAGGTCAATGTTCAGGGTATCCGGTTCAATGTCCGCAAAATAGACCTGGCAGTCATTATATCGGATTGCATGGGCCGTGCTCACAAAAGTAAGCGGGGTTGTGATGACCAGGGACTTACGGGGAACCAGATATTCCACGGCCAGTTGCAAAGCGGCAGTACCCGAGCTTAATCCAATGGCATGTTTTACGCCCAGGTAATCCGCGAATTCCTGCTCGAATTTCTCAGTCTCCGGGCCGAGTCCGGTCCAGCCTGAATCCAGGACCCGGGAAATAGCGTCCTTTTCTTCCTGGCCGTAGGAAGGTTTAAATACGGGGATCATATTGCTCTAACCCTACAGGACCCACAACCATCATCGGCCAAAACCTGAGGCCAACCCTTATGTCTCTGAAACCCAGTATTTTCTTTTGGTGGCCCCACTCGACATTCAAGCCATTTGGTTTCATATGAAAATTGTATTTCTAATTCCCAGCTACCATCTTTTGCTTTATAAATACAGCCTTCTTCTTTGTCCTCGGGAAGCGGCCCGACTCTGTCTATTGTTGTATCATTTACGGCAAAAGTATGAGTGATCATTTCTTTTAAAAAAATACAACCTGAACATTTCATTTTTCCTGTCCTCCTTAAATAATGAAATTATATCGGTTTAAATCCATCGAACCCATTGAAATTTTGACATAATGGACAGCGCTTAAAAACCCATTCAGGCTGAAATTCGTTACTCCAAAATTCTTCAGCCGCTTCCTGCCCTTTTGTTTTTGCAATAGCAATTGTTCCATCAGCCCTAATCGTCCAGATAGCAAAAAACCCGCAATCTTCCCTGTGACATATTTTATACTCGATTGAATCGCTCATCCTGTCCTCCTTAAATACTAAGATCATTAATAATCACTCGGCAACGGATAAGAACGCCCGAGAATGGGCTCCCAGGTGGTACGCTCCACAGATAGCCTCCTTAAATATCCACCTGGATTACTGGTGATATACCACTTCTCGCGGGATCGCTCGACTTCAAACCTCTTAGAGCCACCACCGGCCATAAAGTCCTGAACCGCGGCCATAAGATCATTTCCCTCTTGGGCGTGACGTGCGTGAAATAACCCATGATTGATTATCATATCTTCCACGATATAGTAACAACCCTCGGAAACAAGAGGGCCATAATTCTTAAGATTGGCCATGACGTTCTCATAAGTATGCGAGCAATCATCTATGACCATCGTGCGATATTCCACACAGCCCCTTGCTACCTTGGCGATTATATCCAGGTTTTCCGAATCTCCCTGGAATTGCACTATCCCTTCATCGGTCATGTTTATTCCAACAGAAAAATCAACGGCGGGTAAAATATCGATACTGAATACGCCTTCCCAGTTTTTTACCGCAGCTTTCAATAAATCCCGCAAAAACAATGCGCTTCCGCCATCTTGCCGACCTATTTCAATAATCACTTGTGGTTGAGTCTCGTATATGATTTCTTGAATTGCCCAAGCATCACAGGGATGCTTATTGCACCTAAATCCCCGATAGTGCATGTCATTACTCGATGCCTGCTGCATAATGCCGATCAGATGTCCCAGGGGCATAGCCACGTGGCGTTCATCATAATAACCGCCATAAAATTTCTTCCTGGTCTCGGCGGCCGTCATGGGAACTTCGTTTGTGGCCATATCTTTCTCCTGTCCTTAAAAATAATTTTTGGGGCCCGGAGGTCCGGCGTTTAACTTGACCTCAAGTATCTGTTGAATCATGTCCTCGGTTGGAGGCTTAACGACGCCCCACTTGACAAGCTGCCGGAACAAATCCTTCAGGTCTTTATCTTTAACGCGCTGAAAATCTACATAACACCAATCTTCCCTGGCCTGGGCATTCACGAAATCGTTAATAAAATTACTCACCAACTCCCAGTGTTTTTCCAAAATCGTTTCACGTGGAACACTCCCGACCAGCTTATAAAAGGGTCTGTATTTAATATATTTATCGTCTGAATTATACCAACCCCACCGTATAGCCGAATCGATGAAGGAATCTCGGTCCCGCTCAAGCCAGATGAATTTTGCCCTGGGATATATCTGTTTAATCTCGTAAGCAAACGGCGTGGTTTGATGTCCAGCCTCGGCGTAAATATATCCAAAGGCCTTGACCGTGCTGGTCAGATCAATGCGGGCGGAATAAACAAGATCCAGGAGATCAATCCCCCCGGCCTCTTTTTTAAGGGCTTTTGTGAAATGATGCTTTAGGCGAGGTATCGGTTCATGAAAACAAGTAACGTTCTCGCAGGCATGAAGTAGTACGGACATGGTAAGGGTAGCGCATCTGCCCGTTGATAAAATCCAGATAACCTCGATTTCCTTGGGGTCCTCGATCTCTTGGGGAAAAACCTCCACATACATCCGGTGAAGCCTTTCCTTATTGTCCATCAACTTCCGTCTCTTCAAATAAGGCCATAAAAGCCGGATCCACCCGGGGGCGCTTTCGAAAACGTAGCCGTAAAATATCCTTGACGAATTCCCGTGGATTACGTTTTCCCCGCAACCATTCCCCCTCTTTGGGGCTCATATTCAAAACATTCCGGACCCGGCGGCACCCGCACTCAGGACACCCCGAGGTTTTTTGGATGGTTTCGCGCAGAATAAGTAGCTGGCAATCGCAGCATCTTACTACTGGATCGTTAAATGGACCGTCTGTATCGTATTTAGGCATGATTTCCTGTCCTTTGGGTAAAAATATTGGAGTCGGGGAGATTCCTGGACCCCCCGACTCACAGTAATTTCACCGTAACACAAGCGCCCTTAAATTACAAGGCCTTTATGAAGGCCGCGATAGCCGCCGTGGTCCACTTAGTTTGAGCCGCCAGAGCAAATGCCATGGGATACCTAACCGGGGTCGCCGATGTGGTAGCCGTAGCGAAGTTCTCCAGGCAATACAGGGAACCAGCCGCGTTCAGGGCCAACGGGGTGCCGGCCTCGATATTTCCGCCGCTGGTCATCACGCGGGTGCGAACGGCTGAATGATAACCATATACCTGGACCAGCCCATAATCACCGGCCGCGATAGCCTCGGCCACAATTCCGGCCGCGGCCAACCCCAGGTTAGTGGCAATCGCCGTGGGCCGGGTAACGCCCACGCCGTCTGCGTCTCCGGCAAAGTCCCATATAACCGCCTGGCCGTTGGCCAGGGAAGCGGTCCCATAGCTGTTCATGACCACGATAAAAATTTTCTCGGGGTCAGTTCGGTTAATACGTTGTAATATCATTGCATTACTCCTTAATACGTTGGTTGGCCTGGTTAAGACACAACATCCTGCGGGATGTTCAAAGCCACGCCGAGTTTACGCAAGTTCGAAACGGTAGCATTCCCCATCCAGAGCAACTTACTGGTCATGGCTGCCTGGTTCTCCGGTTCCACAAAAGGTGTGGTTATGAAATTCGTTTCCTGATCATAAACTACCTTGTAGAATTCGGTATTTAGGAAGAATATTGAACCCTCGGTAATAGCCGTGGTTCCAGTGTGCATATCGGGGACAACCTCGTCCCAGATAAAGGTAGATCCCCGGATTTTAATGGTATCAAATCCGAGATCCGCCATCTTTGTATTCTGGAACCTGGTTTTTGTGTCCAGAGCGTTAACGTAGGTTTCCCAGGATATCTGATCGCCCACGGCGAGATTGGGTGCGCCACCGGAACCTCTGGCGCAAAAATTATACATGCGCCTTACGGCCGCCTCGAAACCCTTGTAGGTGGTAATGGCAAGGTCTACATCGGCGCCGGCCGGAGAGCCACCACTGAAATCTCCCACCCGATGTCTCCACCAACCCTCGGCCGCCGAGGAAATATTTCCCACGTTGGTCGAGGTCGGATTGGTGGCCTTGAGTTTTCGTAAGAAATAACCCAGGGGAAGTACGCCAACCGATCCGCCCAAGGAAACGTCCGCAATAAATGTCGCGCCACTGACAGTTCCCTGTAGGAGTTTCTGGTTAAGCTCCTCCCGCATGGTCATTTCGGCTTGTTTTATCTTGGATTCAAGTAAATTCAGAATCCTGGTCTCTGAATCAGCATTTTTACGCTGTTCATCCCTGGAGATGGAAATGGTTCCACCGATGTGAGCCCAGGGATAGAAGGCCGTGGTCATTCCTTCCTGGGGTGTCGTATCCAGAATCTCATAGCCGCCGTATGTTTTGACGGTCTTATTTTTCCCGTACAACAGCGGAACGGCGATACGTTCCCCACCATCCTGACTGACATAGGCCTCTGACATCCGGATGAACGCCAAGAACGCACTATCCTTAAAGATATTGTCAATCAGTGTTGGACGATATTTGGCAAGTGTAGTCGATAACAACGCATCGTAATTACGGGTTACTTGAGACGGTGCGCTGCCATCTCCTATAGTTAAAGCCATAATGTCTCCCTTTTATTCTATCCCGAGGTCCTTTTTAGCGGCTACGGCCGCTTCGGCAAAAGTCAATTTGCCTTGAGGTTCATTCTCGGGCCGGGTAGTTGTAGTTGAGGATCCCCCAACATGGCCAGACGCAGATTGGCTTTTCATACGCGCCAAAGCAGCTTGCATCGCGCGACCTTCAATAACCTTCTGAGGCAAACTCGCCCTCAGCAATTTAGCCGGGTCTTTCATAAGTCCGGGGGCCATGGTCAATGTATCGGCCACGTCCTGCTCATATTCGCGCCATTCCGGCGCCAGATTATCCAGCGTAGTCTCGAAGGTACTGTTCTCGATCGAGGCCAATCCCCCCTTGATAGGATTGACGGCTTGATTTATCCGGGACTCAACTTGGGCCATTAGCCCCTCCGCGACCTCTTTCCAATTACCGGGCTGCCACCCATCTGTAAATGGTTTCGGTTTATCGTCGGACGAAGCTCCTGGGCGTATAACTTGAAGTCCCTGGGATTGTGCAAGCCGGTCAAGCGTACCAGCCGGGTCGTTGGCAAACTGAGTTTCAAACGACTTGTAAGCGTCGATGTTCTTTTGATCTGCGGCTAACTTCATCGTTTTTTTGGTGAACGCCTTCTGCATAGAGTTATATGCAGGTTTTAAATCAGGCTTATCCACTAAAATTTGGGGATCAAAAAATTCCGGGGTCGCCGCCGGAGTTGCGGCGAGTTTTCCATCAGGGGATCCGGCGTCTAAACCGGTTGTCCCACCATCATCATCCGGGGCAGGTTGTCCATCTTCTGATCCAGCGGGGCCTTCAGGGGTTGCCGGTTCCGTGCCCGGTTCCGATCCCATCGCGCCTTTTCCGCTAGCATCAAAATCAGATCCTGCATCCAATAACGAGTCTGACATAAAAAATCCTCCTTGTAATGTCAAAATTCTGACACCACAAAAAGGATATGTCAAGTTATTTATCTAAATTACGTCAAATTTATGACGTTTCGGGGTCTTTTTCCTTTTTTTTGGCCCGTTTTGCGGGTTTCTGGATGAAAGCCATGATCTCGTCTACACAATCTGCACAGAGATCAAAATGTTCATCGGTGGAGCTAAGATGAAGGAAGTCAGTGGCTTTTACTTTTTTGGCTTCGTGTCGATCACATATTCTCATTCTTTATCCCTTCAGGCTCTTGCCAGATTCCCAATAATAATCACAATTTTTACACACATAGACATCTATTTTAAAAATTAATGTTCCCGGTGAACCTAGACCATCTTTCCAGCCAACTTTAGAAGATTCGGTCCTGTTGCTTTTCTCTATTTTATCGCTTTGACATTCTGGGCAAACCATTTTCCCGTCCTTTCAGTCTTGAAGTTTTGGAGTGGCCCCGAATTCAGTCACGCCCTGCTCGCGCATGACCTGTTCTCGATGGGTATTACTCCGAATATACGTTTGAAGGTTATCGTCATAGTAGCCGGTAATCGAAACCGGCCCCACGTTGATATTAGCCGTGGAGATCAATTTGTTCATATTTTGGCCGCATTTAGGGCATATTTGAACGAAATCACCCATTTTTTTGATAAAATCGGCATTATGGCCACAAGCACATTCAAATTCATAGATTGGCATGGTTCTTTCGCCTATACTCCCTCAAGGTTTCCGGCGCCTTCCAGCAGAAGTGAATCGAATCCCCCGCGCTGGCCGCCGGTTACTGCCTCTGGATTATTCTCGCTCACGTTGGCCACCGAACCCACGCCGCCGCCCTGACCCTGGGCGCCCCCCTGGGCCTGTTGCTTCATTACCATCTGGCCAACAGCGTACAGTTCATCAATCAGCACCTCATCATCTATATGATGCATTTCAGCCGTTTTTTCCAGCAAACGCCGGGAAAGCATCAACTGAGGTTGGCCGGCTATCACGCCCAAAAAGGACAGCCAGGAATTACGCTCCATTTCCGGTAGCTGGGGAACCGTGCTCCCCACGTTGGTCTCAATCGCATATTCCCCTTCAATCTCCTCGAAATCCTGGGGTCTTACCAGAGCCCAGAACCGACCCTGGGGACCATTGACCATGATCGCCTCCGGGGTATCCAGATGTACCTGGATCAACATATCCAGTTTCCGGGCTATATTCCGGACGAACTCGTTGACTTTCACGGTCTTGGCGTTCTCGCGCACCGACTGGCGCCGGTTAATAATTATGGCCTGGGAAGCGGAATCAGCGCCGGCTATCCCCTGAGATTCACTGGACTGGCCGCCCAGTACCTTGATCATCGCATTGGCAAACATGGATATCTGAATCAAATTAGTCTGGTCGAGAGGAGCGTCCTTGATCGGCACCGGGACATCTTCGGGACCGCCTACCATTATAATCGTACCATCGGCCCCCGATTCCAGTTTTGATTTCTCTTCTGGCTCCATGGCTCCCTTCCAGGAAGCATACTTCCGGTTAAATCGTTTCAGATGTGTGCGGATCATTGAATAAGTTTCATTTTGCGCCCGCTGAAGATCGATTCCCTGAGAAATAGCGGGGATCGGATAAGGTGAATCGTCCCGGGGAGTAAAAGCCAAGATTTCATAGGAATAATCAAAAACACCATCGGGAAGAGGGGTCGCGTCCATCAAAGGAATTACACCACCCTCCGCGATTGCCAGCATTTCTTTTTTCCTGAGATCGGTGATCTCCCAATAAGCAACAATTTGATCGCCCTTCCTCAAATTCTTTTTACTGGGCGAACTTGAACCGTCCTGATCAAATGATTCTCCCGATGTTTCATGGCCTCCGGCCACATCACCCTTTTTACGCTGTTCCCTGCTCTGCTGCAGTGGATCATTCTTATCGTTCGGTTTAGAAACCTTTGCCAATAACTGATCGACCGCGGATTTCGAAAAGCGCTTGTCTTTCCTTAGAGCATCCTGTGTAACCCGAACGCGCTCTCCCAGCCACCACCATGTTTCTTCGGGAGTACCGGCCTCGGCGTCCCATATAAAATCATCGTGATGAACCCTAGTTATAGAATATTTTGCACTCAGGGGAATCTCTTTGGGCTGCCGCAATATCTCGTCATCATCCCCAAGTAGCGGAAGGTTTTCATCATTTAGGATAGGCTCGCCGGCGCCCTCGTTTTCTTCCATGTCTATGTTGGCCCGGATCTTGACCACGCCATACGCGAATTGAGCGTCCTGGACGGCCATGCGCACGGTATCCTTGAGCTTCAGCTTATCCTTGTAATAATTCAGCATGGCGGCCCGGATCTCGCCCCGTTGCTCCCAGAGAAGTATCATGGTTGGATTGGGCGTAAAGGCCCGGCGGAGTCTCATGTAAAAATAAGGGTCTGCCGGATAAATAGAGGGCAACTCGACCAGTACGGAAGAATAGATTTCGTTTATGGTGATCCATTCCGCGTCAGACATGTTGGTATCATTCTGATTTCCTTCAAAATAATCAAGGCCCTTGTCTACCTGAAATTTCGTTTTCCAGAATTCTTTTACCTTCTTAGCACGCTCAATACGTGATTTCCAGGTTGCCTGGACTTCTGTTCGGGCTGCTTTTTTGCTCTTTCGAGGCATGATCGCCCCCCCTGTTATTTATTTCCTGCCGCTTTTTCCTTTTTATTGGGAATTATATACTTGACACACACAAAGTTACTTGAATTAAAAAATATTCCATTTCCTGTCCTCCTAAGCTGTTGGCCGTCGATTAACGAGATTGTACGCCACATTATAACTTATTCCGTGGCGCGAAGCATATTTTGTCGCCCGAAGATGCCGGTTTCGCTCGGCTTTAAATGTTCCCTCGGGTTCAATCACGATATGCCGCGGAACCATCGGCTTGCTCATGGCCGCATACCGGGTGCAATCATAATGCTCATCGGGCTGCTCGGTATCCACGTCTTCCGGATTCCTGGGATCCTGCCTCAAATTTTCGAACTCCTCCCACCACGAAGCCAGGTTATTAAAAACAAAATACTTGGGGCCGTCGATCGTTATTTCGCCGGTACTCTCGTCTATAATCTCAGACACGGCAAAACGGGCGTGAACCTGTTGGACCCCTCGAATTCGGTCATTATCCGCCTTCCGGAAATACAGTTCATGGCGACGCGCATCCGATACAAAGCTGGGGCCATGGGCTTTATTGCTTCCCTTCAGTTTCGTGGGGCTCCAGCAGGCGGGATCGGCGATTCTGAAGTCAACTTTTTCACCCTGGGGCTCTAGGCCTTTAATCGCTCGGCAAATCTCGTTATTAGACTGCCGCGGCCCTTCGTCCGGATCAAGGCTACCGTCTTTCAGAGCTAGGTGAGCCCGGTAGAGATACATATTATCGTCCCAGTCCACCGCATACCAAAGAGCACACCAGGGCCTGGAATATCCCCAGTCAAACACCATGAAATGCGTCCAGTCCGGTGGAATCTCAAACGGATCCACGCCGTGTACACTCTTGGAAAGCTCCACAAATACCTGACCCTCGAAAGCGTCCCATTCTCCATCGATCAGCCGACGCCTTTCAATCAGGGGAAGCGCTTCCAGGCGCTGAATATAGCCCGGATCGGCGTCGGCTAAAGTGGGATTATCGTAAAGTCGAGCCGAGATAAAAACGCGCGATTGTTTTGTCCGGGGATCAACATAAACCGTTCCGGAAGGACCAATATCGACAAAGCGCTTTTTACACCAGATGTGGCCTATACCGCCCGGATTTGTCGTTGCCATAATTCTTGGCCTTAAATCTCGATAAATTGATCGAACCCGCGAATGAATATATAAATACTGAGTCTCCGTAAATTGTGTAACTTCGTCAAAACCTGCGAAATGATACTGTTTTCCCTGATGGTCGTATTTATTATCCTCATGCTGCATGTGCGACAAGGCAACTGTGGCCCCGGAAGGCCAATACCAACGATGTTCACCGGCTCGATAATATGCCTTATCTTTCGAAATTTTAGGATACCAGTCATGACATCGATCAATGATCTCCTGGAGCTGGGGAAATGTCCGGCGAAACAGGACGCCCCGATAATTCGGGTGCCGAATATCTCGCGTGGCTTCCATGATCAGACAATCCGTTTTACCCGGTCCCGCGGCCCCCCCGAAAAGAACTTCAAATTCTCCCCGGCTGCAGAACTCCCACTGAGGACCTGGATGTGGTATCCACTGATCCATTGAGATCAGGGCCGTAAATCCACTACCAATAAAAGCTCGCCGGAATCCAGATCAGCCACATACAACTCGTTGAAATCCATATTGTAGTTCAGATCATGGTGGCTTGAATTGGTACCCCCGTCTGTATCAAATACCAACTTGAATTCATCGGCCCAGACGACATTACCGTCTTTATCCTGAAGTTCGGCCTTGTGACCAGTCGCGGTCGGGCCGTTCCATAGAATATGCCTGAGAACTCCTTTTTGATCGGTAAGTCTCTCCCGAGCCGCGGTTGTTCCGGTCACCTTGATTAAGCCGTTTGGTTGGACGGTGATTTCACCTGCTACCATTGACATTTTTTATTCTCCCTCCATTGTTTGTTTGGAATCAATTTCTATCACGTCTGCGGGTTCCTTCCCCGCGTCTGATTTCTGAACCGGTAAAGCCACGGCCGGATGCTCTTCAAGTAATTGAGGACCGCCAATCTGAGCACCCGGGGCGTTCAAAAGATTAATTGTGGCCCCCCCGGCTGGACTGACTGTATCTTTGAATGCAGCCGTGTATTCTCTGAAAATAGCGAGTTTTGAATTTATGGAAATCTCTGTATCGGTAAGTTGCATCAACATAAAATATTCAACGTCTTTCCCGTATTCTTTTTTGAACTTTTTCGCGGCCAACCGCCAGCGTTTCCGGAGTTCTTCGGTGGGCAGGGTCTGAGTAAGCGCCCGAGGATTTTTTTGTGGAGTCACCGGGACACCGGGAGGTTTTTTAGGCTGCCCCGCGCCCGGTCGGGCACCCCCTCGAGTTTCCTTACGCCCCTTTATACCCTTCTTGCCTGCCATTTTATTCTTTGGATATTTCCCTTTCAATTTCTAAAAGGTGCATTTCTATTTTATAGTGACCCCTTCGGGTGCATTTTGTCAAGTATAAAGAACTTTCAGGGAGAAATATTGATACTTGAAATTTCAAAATGCTCGTTTACACGGGCCATCAGGAGG